TTTTGGAGATTTAAAAAAAGCTATTACAGCTGGTGGCTCCAGTAAATTAACTAAGAAAGTTAAGGTAAAAAAGAATGATAATTTGGGGAGTATTGCCAAAGCGAATAATACTACAATTAAGATGTTACAAAAACTGAACCCTGGACTTAAAGGTGCTTTGGGTCAAAAGACAATGGAATTTAATAAAGACACATTAATAGTTCCAGACCCACAATCTTTTCAAGGTGGCAGATTAAAACCAGTTAGGACAACAAAGAAAAAGAATATTTATGAAGGTCAGACAAAAGCTGATATGGCAGAGATGAACAGACCAATCATGGACAAGGCTAGTTTAAAAAGACAACAAGAAAAAGTTGCCAAGACTAAGGACAGAAANGCACCAAATGTAAAAGTTGCGTCTAAAAAAATAGGTGGCTCTGTTAAAAAGATGAACATGGGTGGCGTAATGAAGAACCGTGGTGGGACGTTCAAAGGCATTTACTAATGGGNAGACTTTTTAAGATAAGAAGAAAGTTAAACAAAAAGCCTAGTAGAAAAGTAAGGATAGTCAGAAATAGGTTTTCTGATATACTAGCTCCAGGTAAAAAAAGAGTAACGAGGATATCTTGAATCAACAAGAATACAGAGCCACTATGGATAGGATGGAGGCTAGAGATAAAGCTGACGCTGTTCCCGTTGACACTTTACCTAGAACAAAATTTACAATATTACCTTTGAGTTATCCAGAGGGAACTCCAAAAGGAATCGAGAGATTACTTCAATCTAGGTTAGACACTCCAAAAATACTTGACTCATTGTTAGATACAGCGCAAATACCAGGGAGAGCTTTACGAGGAGAACTTGGTGAGGGAGGTATTGATAATCCCGAACTGATAGAAGCGGCAAGAAAATTTAGTTTTGATTTTGGAGTATTACCTGCCTTGGCAAATTTAGCAACAAAACCAGCATCAAATGTTCTTAGAACTGGTATTGGTAAAGTTACAGATAAGAAAAACTTTCATGATGACATGTCCACTGAAGAGTTGATAACGGGTTATATTTTAGCTCCCGCCGTAACAAAAAAAAGAGAGAACAATGTAGGCATAGACGAGTTGGCTGCTAGATTAAAAAAAGATTCAGAGGTACAAAAGCAAAACACAAAACTAAATGAAAAATTAGACGAAGAAGGATATGGAGAAACAGTTTCTGTTTTTAGAATGATAAAGAATCCTTTCAAAGAAGACATAAAAAAAGAAGAGATTGTTTCTGCTTCATTAAGCTCAGAGGGTTTAGGAAATAATTTAAATTTTTTTACTACTGGTAAAGCCTCCATGGATGATAAGGTAACTATCTTAAAATATGAAGTGCCTAGAGAAGATATTATAGGTTATTTTCCTTTTATGAAAGATAAAATAAAACAAAACACAGTTAATAAAAAAGTAAAAGAAAAAGGAATGGTCCCTGATCTCGGAAGTCGTTTTGAGAGAATCACTAATCCGTCTAAGTCTGCAAAAGAGTTAATAGAAAAACAAGATGAAATCATAGTTGATGTTTCAAAAATTGAACCAGAAGTTTTAAAAAGACCTTTTTCTAACGAGGACTTTAATTATATGACTATGGAAGGTCGTATGGCAGAAGATTTCGCTAAGAAAGAAATAAAAGATGTAGAGGGATTTAATTTGAGAATGGGATCTAACTACACTTTTTTAAATCCAGTAACTTTTCCTCAAAGATATAAAGAAAAATTTGGTCAAGACCTAACTCCAGAAAAATTTAGAGAAATTGAAAATGAATCAAGACAAGGAATTGTAGATCATTTTACCAGTTTTTTTACCCCAAAAAAACAAATTAAAAAAGCAATGGGTGGAGATGTTTCTTTGAGGGATGGTATCGGAGACATTTTTAGGGTATATATGTAGTAAAGGATTTTATTATGGCAGAACGAGAAATAGCAGGCATGGTTGAAAAAGCAATGGGCGCTGGTGGAGATGTCATGCCAGATGATGAAAGTTTGGATATCGAATTACCATCGACCATGGAAGAGTTACCCGAAGGGATTGAACTTGCTACAGAAGAAACTGTAGAAGTTGTAGCCGAGCCATATAACCATGATGCTAATTTAGCAGAAGTTTTAGATGATTCTGTGTTAGGTGCGTTATCTTCAGAATTACAGAACAAAGTTCGAGAGGACATGGAGTCTAGGTCTGATTGGGAAGAAGCCATTGCCAAGGGACTAAATTTACTAGGTATTAATTATGAAGACAGAAGTGATCCTTTTCTTGGTGCAAGTGGGGTAACTCATCCATTATTGAATGAGGCAACAACACAGTTTCAATCCCAGGCTTATAAAGAGATGTTGCCAAGTGGAGGACCTGTAAAGACTCAAGTATTAGGTGTAGCTACAAAACAGACTGAAGACCAAGCTCAAAGAATAAAAGATTTCATGAATTATCAGATTATGGAAGTCATGGAAGAGTATGATCCAGACACAGATCAAATGTTATTTTATTTACCACTTACTGGATCTACATTTAAAAAAGTTTACTTTGATCAAACTAAACAGAGGGCAGTTTCAAAGTTTGTTCCAGCCGAAGATTTAGTTGTTCCATACTCTGCGTCTGACTTAATGACAGCAGAAAGAGTGACACATGTAGTTAAAATGTCGTATAATGATCTTCGTAAACTACAAGTGGCAGGAGTATATAAAGATGTTGAACTATCTACGACAGATTCTGGAGAAAGACGAAGGCAGTATCCAAGGGACTACTGACGAGTTGCAAGGACTCCATCCAAACTATTCTGACGATGTGTATACACTTTTGGAAGTCCATGTGGACCTCGACCTCGAAGGTTTTGAAGACCCGAATGGCATTATGTTGCCGTACATTGTCACGATTGATGAAAATTCCAGTCAAGTTTTATCGGTGGTTAGGAACTTTAGGGAACAAGACCCGTTAAGAAGAAAGAGACAATATTTCGTACATTTTAAATTTTTACCAGGTTTTGGCTTTTATGGTTTTGGTTTACTACACACAATTGGTGGTTTGTCTCGTGCAGCCACTTCAATTTTACGGCAGTTGATAGATGCGGGTACGCTCTCTAATTTACCAGCTGGTTTTAAGGCTCGTGGTGTTCGTATTCGTAATGACGATGAGCCTCTTAATCCTGGGGAGTTTAGAGATATAGATGTTCCAGGTGGTGATTTAAAAAACTCAATAATCCCCTTACCCTACAAGGAGCCATCTGGAACACTAGCACAACTTTTGGGTGTGGTTGTTGATTCTGGAAGGCGTTTTGCACAAGTTGCAGATGCAAAAATCAGTGATGTTAACTCACAAGCTCCAGTTGGAACGACAGTTGCCTTGATAGAACAAGGCTCAAAGATCATTTCGAGCATACATAAACGTCTACATTATGCACAAAAACAAGAATTTCGTATGTTGGCAGAGATTTTTTCAGAAAATCCAGTGCCTTATCCGTATTTTGTAGGAAATGTAGCACCAGAAGTGATGCAACAAGACTTTGATGGACGCATTGACATACTTCCAGTGTCAGATCCAAGCATTTTTTCTATGGCACAACGCTTGTCACTTGCCCAGACACAATTGCAAATGGCTCAACAAGCACCACAGATACATAATCAGTACGAAGCGTTTAGAAGAATGTACGATGCACTTGATATTAAGAACATTGATAGCATTTTACCACCTCCACAACCGCCTGCACCAGTAGATCCAGCGACAGAAAACGCTAATTCTATAAAGGCAGCGCCTTTACAAGTGTTTCCAGAGCAAGATCATGAGGCTCATGTCCGTGCTCATGTGACATTTTTGGCTACACCAGCAGCACAAGTCAATCCACAAGGGTTTGCACTACTACAAGCACATGTTCAAGAGCATGTTGGACTAATGGCAAGAGATCAAGTGACTAAATTCTTCCAAATTTCTGTAGAAGAGGCTCAAGCAAGGGGTGAAATGGTTCCTCAAATTGATCCAGCAGCGATTGAAGCAGCGATTGCACAACAAATTGGTGAAATATTGAATGAAGTGATGCCATCTCTACAACCACAACAACAAGTTGACCCACTTGTGCAGATTAGACAACAAGAATTAGAGAATGATACGGCTGAAATACAAAGAAAAGTGGCAAATGATCAAATGAACTTCCAAATTGATCAAGCAAAGCTAAAACAAGCGTTTGATTTGGCACAACAAAGGTCACAACTACAAGAACAAATCGCAGAAGACAGAAATGATGTAAATATCTATAGGATAAATACGCAGGCCTCTCTAAAAGGTAGGTAAAGATGGATCCAGTCACTATATCTCTGGCTATGGGCGTAGCATCAAAAGCATTTGATGCAATAAAAAAGGGATTTGCAGTAGGTCGTGATATAGAACAAATGTCTGGAGACATCGGAAGGTGGATGGGAGCTGTATCTGATGTTGATAACGCTGAAAAACAAGCAAAAAATCCTCCGTTGTTTGGTAAATTGTTTAAAGCTGGTTCTATCGAAGAAGCCGCTCTTTCCGCTTATGCAGCCAAGAAGAAACTTGAGGAACAAAGATACGAACTCAAGATGTTTCTGAATATGACTTATGGTCCACAAGCCTATAATGATCTTTTAGCAATGGAAGGTCAGATACGAAAAGAACGACAACAAACAATTTATAAACAACAACAACTAAGAAGACAAATAGGAGAAGCTATTGCTTGGCTAGTGGTTGTAAGTATTGTGGGTGGATTTGCAGTATTGGTTGCAGGTATTTGGATGAAAAAGGCAAGAGCAGAAAACTTCATACAGATGACAGAGGGTTATATTTACAAACCAAAAGATTACACTAGACAACAAAAAATACATCAAGGTAAAATCAAAAAAAAAAATATACAACTTGCAGACTTGCTAAAAGAATTAAATCTAAAAGTGGTATGATGGCGTGTATTTATATAGGAGGCAATAAGACATACGAAATGATGATAGAAAGTTGGTGTCCAAAAAAATTCAAATGTGTTTATAATCCTTGGCAAAAAGAGCCAAACATTGATGATATAATTGATTCATTGAATAGTGCGGTAAAAAACAAATGACTGCTTTTATGCTTGCATGTTATTTAAATGGTGTTGCTCAAGGAGCAATTTACTTTCGTTCTGTCAATGATTGTACTTATTACACTAAATTTTTAAGTGAACAAGAGTTCGATAGTGAAACTGGACAAAAGCAAGTTTATAAATGTATTTGCAAATTAGTTCCAAGTGTTAACGATAAAAAAGTAAGAGTGTATTAATGACACAGAAAAAACTTCAAAAAGGCTCTATATTAGATGAATACGATTTAGATGGTGATAACACGATCACCAATGAAGAGTTACAAAGAGCAAAAGAAATCAAGGAAACAGAAACTAAACTACGTAAAAATTTAGCACAACTACGTATGGCGAGATACACCTTGATAGGTATGGGTGTATTTACACTTGCTATGTTTTTAGTTCCAATAGAACGTGTTGAAGCATTGGCGGACATATCAAACTTGTTTTATATTTCAGGTGCTGGTATCGTAGGTACATATATGGGAACATCAGCCTATATGGCAAAGAATGGAGTTAAATAATGTTACAAGCTTTGATAGGTCCAGTTACTGGTTTACTAGATAAATTTATTCCAGACGCAGATCAAAAGGCGAAGCTCGCCCACGAAATAGCTACCATGTCTGAAAAACATGCCCAGGAGGCTTTGCTTGCTCAGTTAGAGATAAACAAAGCAGAAGCGGCAAGTGGTTCTATATTTAAGGGCGGCTGGCGACCCGCTGTTGGGTGGGTCTGTGCGATTGCTTTCGCCTATCATTTTATCGTAAAAGATCTAATTATATTTGGTGCGAGTTTTGCTGGTTTAGAACTACCAGATTTGCCTGAATTCGATATGGGTACACTTTTAACTGTTCTTGGTGGCATGTTAGGAATCGGAACGCTCAGAACCTATGAGAAGCAAAAAGGTTTGACTAAATGATTTGGTTTTACTTGTCACTTTTTAAATTCTTCAATAAGATAGGTAATTATTACTATAAGCTTCACGTTAAGGAGGTTAGACGTGCCCAAGGACGATGACATATGTTTCATACATAAAATTGCTTATACTAAAACTATTACCGAAGAACCTATTCCAACTGTAGGCATGACTAAATTTATAACTTACAAATGTCCAATGTGTGTTATGCCAATAGAAAGGACAGTTTATGCCACTGACAAGTAAAGGCAAAAAGATCATGAAAGCTATGAAGAAGCAGTATGGCAAAAAGGCAGAAGAAGTATTTTATGCTAGTAAAAACAAGGGAGTCATAAAAGGTGTTGACAAAAAACGGAAAACAAAAAGTAAAAAAAGTAGCAAAAATGCTAAAAAAAGCGTCTAACGCTCATGCTAAACAATCAAAAATTTTGTCAA